GTTCTCTCCGCCGCCGCAAGCAGGTGTTGTTGTGCCTCCTTCGAGGCTCACACGCTACGTACATGCAGCCGGAGGGTTCGCCGTATGGGTGTCGGAATTCGACATACCGACGGCTCCTCATCCGATCTCTCTGTCGGAAGCAATTCCAATGGAGGTGTCGACCGAGGAGGAGCCCCAGCCTACTGACTCGCAGATCATGGCGCTGCTCAAGGTTGACACGGATTGTAAGCGCGATGCCTTCCAGGCATGGCATGAGCAAGTCCGTGCAGAACGAGCCCGAGCGCCTCTGCCAGAGGCTGAATGTCCCATCTGTTGTGAGAGTGTCCATGGACGGCTGTTCAAGCAGTGCCCATCATGCAGGGGCGTGGTGTGCCATGACTGCCGCAAGGTCACCGGAGACATGACAGTGTCTGAGGCCCAGGGCCGCATCAAGTTGAGGGAAAAGTGCCCAGAGTGTAGGCACGAGTACACCAACCGCGCCCTCATGCCCAGGGGCATTCCACCCATGCCGCGTCGCCGCGCGCCGGTATGGAGGACTGACAGCGTTTTCGTGAACCAGTCAGCCCTAGGGGCCAAACCAGCATACCCACGACCTCTTCGCTCTCGTCCTCGTTCTCTCTTCGAGAACGGCGGACACAGCGAGATCGACGAGGCTCTGAGGAGGCACCGTGCCAGATTTCCTGAGGACTATTGCATGTATGACACAATCAATCAGTCCAAGACGGCAGGTGCCAATGCATCACAGCTCCTCGCACACAGTGCACTCGGCGCTCCACCGGGTGAGCTCCCCTCAGTCAAGGAGGGCATATTCACTTTGTCTAAGAATGCAGCATGCTGTATTCCGAAACTGGTGTGCGGAGGAATTGCGGCAAAAGCAAGAAAGGCCGGCGGGGATATATTGGCACCTCTGCGCAAGTCAGTGCAGACTGGCTTGTATATGGAAGGCTCTCTGATGTTCTACAGAGAGTATCCCAACTCTACCTTGTACCTGGCCACACCCGTGACTGGAGAGATCTCCAACGAGACGGGCAAGCCCATCATGAAGACGAGCTACGAGTTCTGGCCTGTGAGCAAGAACGAGTCTCAGCTCAAGGGCAGGCCCCCTCCGCAGCCCACAGACAAGTTGCCTCCGGGCATGGTAGGTCTCATGACCAACCCTGTGGGAGATGAGGAGCCCCAGGTCGTAGGCGTCGCATGGCGCGAAAGCAAGCACGTCCTGGGCACTGCAGGTCACAACATCGATGTGTGCCCTGGTGGCCTCAGAATGTTCAAGCAGTTTGGAGGCAAGTCTTGGCCCTTGACCGCAACCACGATTAGGAGACCTCCTCATCAGGAAAGCGCTCAGGGATCGGGCCGTGACTTGGCCTACATCGAGTTTCTTGACGAAGAAGAAGGCAACCGGGCTTTCGCTGCACTCGAAGTGAGGACCGCTCCTCCCCTGACAAGGGAGTCCCCCGTAGGCCGGTATTTTACAGTCTACGGAGCTACCAACGCAGGGTTCTTCGTGTCACGGGGCCGCATTTTGACCCAATCTGCGGCTCAACGGGCTTGTGGGGTTTTGGCCCACAACGCATCCACCATCTTTGGATTCTCAGGCAGCCCCCTCATGGCAGAGGCGGGTACTGGCGCACGATATGGCACGCACTTGTGTGCCGTCGTGGGAGACAAACGCAACCTCGCCGCGGCACCCGCCGCTATGTCTGCTTTCTTGAATTATGGAAGAAAGCTGACGGCAGAACACTTCTCGCCTGCCTCCCTCTTTGAAGATGCAAGCATCTCGGAGGTAGTGGTGTCGGAGTCAGACGGGGTTAAGAAAGTCTTCCTGGACGATTATTATCCGCCAGAGACTGGTAATGGTGGCTTCTCCTACGACGCTTCGGAGGAGGAGATCTATTACAACCAGAGAAACCTCAGAGATGAGCTTGCGCAGGACAACCCACAATACCACGACGACTATGACAGCCGTTATGGTTATGTGGAGGATGCGCGCTGGCGAGCGGATCACGACCGCGCCATGCGCTACGCAGAGCAGGACGCAGAGGAACGTGATGACAGGATGCACGAAGACCAGTATCAAGGAGGGCGCCACAGATACGACAAATACTTCAAGGACGATGGTCGCCCCGAGCGCCAACGCGCTTACAAGGGTCTGTCTGGCAGCTATGCCCCCTCTGACTTCAGTCTTCGCCCTCACGGGAGAAACGAAAGCGCTTACCAGCCGTGGGTGTACTTGCATGACTTGATTCGCGAGTCATCAAAAGCTACGGTGGAATCCATGCTCGCTGCTCGCAATGAGCCGGACAGTGAAGACGAGAACGTCGCGGACGCGAACCCCGTCGCTGCCGCCCAGACCAGGGCATCAGCAGCAGCTGCCTGGCCAGTGCCGAAAGCACCCCCAGCTTGCCTGGGGCCAGCACCGAGTTCCCCACCTCCTTTGCCGCCTCCTCCTCTGGAGAGGGCGGAGCCAATGCCTGTTTATACCCGAGGCCCTCCTCATGGACCCGGCGCTTATAAAGGCCATAGGCTCCACCACCACTACCGAGGTTCAGGCGGCAAGGGCCACGGCAAGGACCAACCCGGAAAGGGCCAGCTTCATTCCATGCTCATGCTTCCCCCGGGGTTGCCAGATCCAGAGCCCGTCACTTCAGAAAGTGCGTGGCGTCCTCGATCTTCTTACCGTCGAGCAGTCGACTATGATTTTGAGGAAGACTGGTCTGCACCCCTGGAACAAATACCTGAAGTTCCAGAGCCGCGGAAGCCTTTCAGATTGGGCTCTTCAGGCAAGGGAGGTGCGGCCCTCCTGAATGAGTCTTGTCTCGCCCAGGAGACCAGGGACCGGTATCGGCACCACGCCGATCTAGCTCAGCACCACTCGCTAAAGGAGAAGGGCTTGATTAAACCCCAGCCTACTTGTAACGAGTCCGCAGTTGCATTTAATGGCCCAGCCCTGGTGGAGGAAGCCACGAAAGACCCAGTCGTGGCCGAGACCCGGACCTATCTCGCAGGAGCGGCTCTACTCCCAGAGGGAGAGCGCTTCTGGCACAACCACTCGGGCGATGCAGCGCCAGCCGAACTTCCACCGAAGCCAACCACCCACACTTCCACTCCTTCTAACAAGGAAGTAGGACAGTGGATCAGTGATGTGCTTTTAGGAGGTAAGGAAGCCGCCTACGCAGGTTTGAAAGCTGCATGTACCTCACCCGAATACCTGTTGACCCTGCCATGCGTATCGCAGTATGTAAATCGCATCAGAGAACACACAGGCATTCAAAAGTTGCGCAAGGACCAGCGGGAAACCTACTATGGAAAGCAGGGCCAGGCTGTCTTCACACATTTCGGCAATTACAAGGCTTACGGAGCCAAGGAAAAGACCGGTGAAGATACTGGCTTTAACCAAGCTTGGAAAGAGAGGTTGGCCCAGCATGGCCTCGCGCATCTTTCAGACCACGTGATTCCCAAGTCATGCAAGGAGAACATCCGCAATTCCTTGAAGGCCCAAGCGGGTCGTCTCGGCACTTGTTCGCCGGAGATGAACTCGAAGGCCAGGTACGCATTTGATATTGCGTGCCAGGATTATGCGGACCATTTGCCCCCCCTCTTTGAGGGGTTAACCGTTGAGTCTGGGGAAGGCATTCCCAGAGGTTGGGCAAAGGTTGTTGACAACCTGCAGCACAAGAGTGCTGGCTGGAGTGCACGATACAGGCCTTTGGACAAGAAGGCCTGGGCATTGCATAAAGACCCAACAATCGCAAGAGAGTTGCGAGTCTTTGTGGCGATCCGTAAGATTCTGCGCGCCGCCGCCGGAGCACGCATGGGCGTGATGGACGGCGATGAGATGCAGAGGCTGTTCCTGTCAGATCCAAAGGAACAGTTTCTCAAACAAGAGTCCCAAGGCCCTCCCAAATCCAGGGAGAACCGCTGGAGGATCATCTGGAATTCCTCTCTTATTGATAGCATATGTCAGCAACTCATGTGCTTCACTGCAAATAAGAACGACATTGCAGACTTTCAGACCAGCGGAACAACCACCCTACACGGGTTGGGCACCGGACACGACACGCAGGGCGTGAAGCACTTGATTTCCAAGGTGCGCGCAGGTGCGGGAGAGCATGCGATCCACGGATCAGACGCCTCCGGCTTCGACCTTAGCGTGCCCCGTCTGGGGATCATGCTGGACGCGGAACGTCGCTCCCTCAAGGTGAACCCAGTGTCACAGAGGGTCCTTGCCAAGGATTGTGGTGGACTGCGATCCGTGACAATGCCAGAGCCAGGGCAGCCACGAGCACAGGACGGCCCAGATGACATGGAAGAGGCTCTTCCCGAGCCCACACAAGCACTTGTGTCCAAGTCTCTGTGCGCCACCAAGGAAGAAGATGAGCCAGTTCCCGAGCCGCCTCTAACCGAAGAGGACAAGCTGGCCATTTACCGTGCGTCAGCCCTCTGGCTTTACACCGATGCCTTCGCAAACACAGCACACACCCTGAATTTCTTTGGGGAGGTGTGGGTTTGCAACCAGTACGGCATGACGGCAAGCGGGTTGCCCAACACCAGCTCACAGAACTCGTTCTTCAGGGGGTTTGTCCTCCTGAGGGCAGGTGCTCTGTGGGTGATCACTGTTGGGGACGATGAGAATCACACGGGCGACGTGGACGAAGCTCTGATGAGCGAATGGGGTACCATTACCAAGAAAGGTTCTGGTACCACCGGGACCGCAGACGACTTCTCCATGTTGAGCCACAGGTACGTGTACGAAGACGGCAAATGTAGGGCAGAGTATCTTAATTTAGACAAGATGCTTGCCACTAATCTACTGATGTGCTCCCGGGGGGAGCGTATTCCAGAAATTGCCGTCGCTGCTCAGCTGCGAGTGCTTCGCAGCACTCCTGATCAGATCGCAAAGTATCGGGAGATTGCAGCTGAATTTGGAGGAGACCTGTGGAACGCCAATGTGGACACTTCCATGTACGAGACTGGTGACATGGAAGATGAGCACTACGTGGAGTTCGCCTGGCAAGATGCTGCCTAATATGGCGGCATATGCGCCCCCTAAAGGCCCTGGGGGCGCTTTATGGGCATCTTTAGACCATTAGGAAGTCCTCTAATCGGATATGAAGGCACCCTGCATTGTAGCATGGGTATTAATATACCGCATCCCGCATAGTAGCACGGGCAACACATCCGGCATAGTAGCTCCGGTTCTTATTATAACAAAGAAAACCCTCACATGGCCAACTAAGTCCTGTTGGTTTATGAAGGCCCCGTGTCACCTCGAACTACAAGTCCCGAAAGGGCAAGTTTTGTATGCTTTTGAGCACGGCAAAGTCCCGCCGTCGCGGACTGGGCACCTAATACATCTAGCAAGGCGCTAGGTATTAGGAGGGCAACCGCCACCTCGTTGGGGTGCCCCACAAACTTTCTTCGTGGCTTCGGCTATTTTCACTGGCCCAGGCCACTATCTTCCATTCACCACGGCTTCGTTCGTCCCTACCATAAGCATCACTTGTGACGAATTCTGTACGTCACACATCAGTGACAGTGATGACACTGACGAACAAGCAAAAGGCGGCGCTTGCCAAGATGGCCCCGCAAGCACGCAAGGCGGCACTGGCGCAATACAGACGTCAACAGCATCAGCGTCAAACGCCGGCGCCCCAACTGATGGCAATGCCAAGGCAGTCAGCCATGCCACGCAGCGGAGGAAACCCTCGCCAGAGACGTCTACAGGCAGTAGGCGGAGGCGGGGCTCAAGGTCGTAATGCGGCCTTGGCTGCCTTAGCACAGACAGCACTGGTAAAAGGTATTGGTCGTGCAAAACTGTCGTCCGGGGAGTTGTTCCAGGGAGGAGCAATCCGCAGCGCTCAGTTCGCACCACGAGGCTTGGGGTACTATGATGCCTTCAAGCAACCAGTATCGACTGTTGTCTTGGCATCCTCAGTTGGTCCGGTAACACCCATATCCGCACACGCTCGGCAGCCGATTCCAGGTGATCTTGGATATCTGGCTGGGCACACCGACGCTAATCCTATGACCTACGTGTTGAACCCCTACGCGGGCCAGACCGTGGGTCTGACGGCACACATGCCACAGACCAATTCAAAGATTATCGTCTTTAATTGTGGTTCGTCCGACGGTCAAGTCGGTTTCTCCATGTATCCCAAGTCGGACGGTTCTATGCAGGTCGACTACCTGGAGTGCTCTGCATTCACAGGCTTAGCCGACACCTCAGATTACTGGCACCACTTGAATAACACTGGGGGCGACATAACGAAGCACTCTAGTCTTGCGCAGGGCGTGGAAACAATACCCTTGCGCGGGTCATTAAGGATGATCAATACTACAGAGGAACGTTTCCAGGGTGGAATAGTGCGAGTCCTTCGTTACAACGGAGGCTTGCTCTTTGGCCACGACGGAGATCCAAACGACAACAGTGCGCTGGTTGTCCACGAGCCCACTGTTGATTCGTATTTCATCCTGCGAAATATGATTCGCGACAGCGCTCGCACCCACCACATGAGTGGTCGGGACTTTGCGAGTGCTAAGCAGTTCAACACTCATCCGGCCGACTTCATTCGGAGTCAAACGTTCTCTTCGTCTGATACCCTCTTTAAGACGTGTGTTAACCCAAGGTTTAACACCATTCTAATTCTTATCGATGATTTCAGTGCGTCAGGAACACATACCAACAATTCCTACGAGATCAATTGCCAAGTCCAGCGAGCTGGACGGTTCGCTCCGGGTACGTTGCATCATAACAACGCGAAGGAGGTGCCGGCAAACGCCGAATTGGCCTCGAGGTTGTCTGCTTTGGAGTCCAAGTCTGGCTCCGCACCTTCTGGCCACAAAGGTTGACAAACCGAGCCGCCAGAGATACAGCCTGAATCTTTGGGCGGCATGGTCACAAGCATGATTCCAGGCATTTCAGGCACTGTGGCATCCTTCGGTCCTCAGCTTAGGGGAAGCCCTAATGGATCCGGAGGCTCAAAGCGCGACACAATGGCTAAGCAATACCCTGAACACACAGCGCGTATGAGATCCTTTATTGACTCTCTGGGCCAGACAATAATGGATGATGCGTTTACGAACGCAGCACCCAACCACCATCTTGCCAACATGCTCTTGCGGGAGCATTTGGCAGATCAGCAGCAGCTAGCCATAGAAGCGCCAATGCACGTCGAGTTGCGACGCTAAGCATCCAGCGATGCAGGCATGCCCGACAATGGGCGGTGGCTTGGCATCGTATGCGCTTACCAGCTCGCAACTGGTACCACCAGACCCGGGACGTGGCGAGAAACTCCAACTTAATTTCCGGTTGGGTCCCGCAAGCCACGCGGCGATGATCATTCCTAG